CCATTTTCTGATATTGGAGCGTTTTCGTATGTTAATGTTATAAAGCATGCTGATGAAGAAGATTTTGCTTCTTCGTTTAGCCTAAAGCTCCAGTGTGAAGCTCGGCGTTTTTTACATGCTAGGCATTTTCCACAAGGTACATTAACCATTAAATTTTGGTTGTTGTGGTCTTTCGATTTGTTCCTTACTCTAAAAGGTGTGAAACATTGCATTTTGGTTGATTTAAGTTGTAGGGGGGACTAAGCAAGTCCCCAAACCTACTATAGTCTTATACCTCCTCTTGCTACTCTATAAGAGTTGTATTTTCTTGATTTCTTTTTTTGCATTCGGCTTCTTTTTTTGAAAGCCATGCCTTTTCTTCTAACTCGTTTTGATCTTCTATATCCCATGATTTCTAAATTGTTGGTGTTCCAAAGTATGGCATTAGTCTAGTTGCTTTTACTTCGTTGTGTAAATACACGTATAAATGTTCTTCTCCTGATGGTACGTTAAATACTCTTTCTACTTCTGCGCTATCGCACTCAATAAAGTCTGCATTTAATGTTGGTTTTGATGCAAATATTCTACCCATATGCCAGAAGTCTAATGAGCTTCTGAATGTTCCGTGAACAGTAGATGGAATATATTTGTACTCTGCGTATCGTGGTGTATATCCAAATACTTCTGCGTCTTCGGCAGTATTTTGGTGGTATAACTCCTCGTTATAAATTGGCTGTTCTCCAATGTTTGCAAATGAGGGCCAGTAATAATCGAATTTGTCAAGTTTTTTCCAATGTTTTGGTACTCCTTGTTGATAAGCTGTTTTTGGCATTACGGACATTATTCCTATAATGTATCCGTGTTCTTCTGCTCTGTATGATACGTAATTTGATGATCCTACTGAAACTCCGTGTCCAGCCATATTTCCTTGCGGTGTAGCGTCGCTACCTGTAGCTCCGGCAGTGTTTGACGTTTGGAGTACTTCACTTATGGTAATTGGTGTTGAGCTTCCTCCAAGGAATTCTGGCCTTTGAAGTCTAGCATCTGATGATCTTACGCCAAAGTGGGCTGTTATTATTTCTATATATCTGGCTCCACCTCTTGCGTTTCTTTCTAACCATTCTTGTAATCTAAATGCTCTTCTTAAGTCGTTTATTGATGATGCCGTTGCTTGTGATAAATCGGCTCTATAATTAGCTGAAGCGTCAATATCTATAAATGTTTGAGATGGTATATCTGCTTTTAAATTTCCAGATGATGATGTTTGAAAAGCTGATAAACTATCAAATGTCATATTTGTAATTGGTGCGCCTGTTTGATAATTTCTTACGGCAGTTCCAATTTGAGGATCGTTTTCATATATAATTGGTGCAGTTGTACCTAAAGGAATTGTTGCTTCTGGTCCTCTTTGTGTCCAAGGTAATGCTGATGTAAAATAATCATGTTGCCATGCTCTTTTTTTCATTGAGGCAAGCTCAATAGTGTCTATATTAGATTGTGTACCGTCTGATACAGTAACATCTGTTTTAGTTATTAAGTTTTCGTCTCTGTAATAATCTTGATAGATTTTTTGATATGCTGCGAAAGGTAAAGCTGATACGTCTGTAAGTTGAGTCCCTGTTGGTAATCCTAAGTAATCTGCTAGTGTTTGAACTCCATATTGAGTTGGAATTGTTAAGTCTATGGTAGGGAATGTTGGGTCTGCAAGACCATCTTCTCCACCTGATATAAAGTTTTCCCAGTTTGGCCATAATATTCTGTTTGGCACAAAGAAGAAGTGGCAATATACACTTGCTTTGTGCATGATTGGTGTGATAAGTGGCGCGAATCTTGTCATATTCGTCGCTTTAATATTAAATTTATCTCCAGGAACTACTTCCATTACGGAAATTGGCATTAATTCTCCAATTTTTCCTGAGAATTTTCTATCGTGTGATAGGTCAAATGTGTTTGATTGTGGTCGTGGCATAGCCACTTTACTAAATATGCTCATAATTATCTATTTGTTTCTTGAGGGTTAGTGTAAAAATTTCCTGTTGTTTTTCTAAATATTGTAGCAAAGAATTTTAAAGCTGTATTCCAAAATTGACCAGATGGGTCTATACCCATATCAAGTAAACCTTTTTTAAAATCTGTATAAGATTTATTATAACCTTGATTTTGTATGTCTATTTGAGCTTTAGCCATTAATGATTGTGTTTTAGCTAATTCTTGATTATTAATTTGTCCTGATTTGACAGATTGTTGAAATTTTTGTTCTACTAAGATTTCTAATTGTTTATTACTTCGACCTATAAGCGAAGGTGTTAATCCTAATATTTTTTCTGTATCTGCTCTATTTTTATCAGTAACTGAATCAAGATTTGCTATTTGTGATTGTAATAATGCTGATTGCAGTACTGATGGTACTGGGTTTTGTATGTTATAAGGTGATGCTTTTGATGGAGATACTGATCCAGCTACTCCAGTGTTAGCATTTGATCCATATATAAGATTTGGATTTAATCCAGCATCTTTAAGTCTGGCCATTTGTTGTTTAGGTGTATTGTATGCATTTTGCATATTCCAGAATTTAATATTCTGTTGGTCTGCTAGTTGTTGTCT